CTCGCTGCTACTGCTGGTATCATGGGCAGCACTTCTGTAGAAGCAAGACCTGGATCATTCCCTGGTGCCCGTGGTCCTGGTGGTGGAGAATTTATTTCTTCTCCAAAGAGACGTTGCACATTTAAGCGTCCATGTTCACGAATGCCTGAACTTCCTTTCTTCCCTGGTGAAGTTCAACCGATGGGTGGTCGTCGCCGCTGATCTATGCTATACTATTTGAGTAAACCAATCGCGTTACTCGATGGCAAAGATCAAGAAGTCCATGATGGGCGGAACATTCGTTGAATCTCGTCCCAAAAAGACTCGTCAAGGAAGTGGTCAGCACACTAAATACTCAGCGAGCAGTCGTAATTCTGCTCGTAAGCGTTATCGTGGACAAGGCAGATCATGAGCAGTTTAATCACCAATCTCCCCGCCCGTAAAGTTTGGGTCCGAAAGGAATATTTGAGAGACTTTAAGGACGGTTTTGGTGAGTTTGTAGAGGGCGTCTGGGTATCGGCTAAGTCGATTCCTGGACGTGCTTTTTATTTTGAGACATATTTACCAGAATATGCGGCAATGTTCGATAAATTGCCGATTTCTGCGTTTGTTTCTGAACCAAAAACTCCAGAACCTGATTTAGATCTTCCAAATCTTCAATTTTGGAACTGCATGGACTATGGAATTACCAACATTTGCAAGCAATTTGTTGGTTCTATGGACTGGGAGGTCAGAACAAGGCATTTTGGAACGCTTAGAGGACAGTATGAATGCACTTTGGACAATTATCACTCTGATCCAGATGTAATTGACTACTCTACAAGCGAAGTTCCAGAGGAACATAAGTCATTTAACCTCATCGAATTGGACAATGGGCAGTTTGCTCTCTATCCAAACAACAGATGTAGGATCTATGACAACAGTTTGACACCCGAAACACCAAAAATTCCTGATTTTAAGGTTTCTACCGAATTCTTTCAGGTTGAAAATGGTGTTGATTGGGGTAGATTGGGTCATACTGACGAATATTTTTGGGAAACTGAGACCGAAAGGGATGGCAACCCCGAAAAAAGTTCTGGTAAACCCGATTTAGAGGAAACTAGCGATGGCTAACAACCCAAATCCAGACCGCGATGTAGCATACATGAAGGAATATTGGGGAACAACCTGTTTAATTACTGATTACTGGTCACTTCCGATCAAAGAAGAGACTAAATTTGAAAAACAAAATAGAATTCATAAGCAAATTCGTAATGATGATGACTATGATGATTGGGAATATGGTACAGAGCCTACATATGGTTGAAAAAGGCGCTAAATAAAGAAAGATTATACTCTCATAACGGTGCCGACTCGTATTTCAAGAGGATTTAAGGATATTTCACTGTCTTTCAAGAGACATCCTGTGACTAATGACCTTTTAGTCTTGAAAGACGAGACGGCCATTGCTAAATCTGTGCGTAATATTGCTTCAACAGCAGTCGGAGAGCGGTTTTTTGCTCCAAATTTTGGTTCACCAACCGCAAATGCTCTATTTGACGTAACTGACATCCGTGTTGTTGCTGAATATGAAGGTTCTATCAGAGATGCCGTCCAAAAACTTGAACCTAGAGTCGAAGTAACCAACATTAAGGCAGCAGCGACTTTTGAAAACAATGCAATTGACTTTGTAATTGAGTATAAAATTATCGGACTGGATGTCGGTCTCCAGACAATCTCATTTATCGCTAAGTCAGTAAGGTAATGCCACTAGCAAAGTTTTCAAATCTTGACTTTGATCAAATCAAAGAGCAGATAAGGTCTTATCTCAGAGCAAACAGTAATTTTACTGATTTTGACTTTGAAGGATCGAACTTTTCTGTTCTTATTGACGTATTAGCGTATAATACTTACATCAACTCCTATAACACCAACATGGTGGCTAACGAGGGGTTTATTGATAGTGCGACATTGAGAGAAAATGTCGTATCTTTAGCAAGAAACATCGGATATGTACCTAGATCAAGAAGAGCAGCAAGAGCAAGCGTAAACTTTAGTGTAGATGTAACAAGAGCATCGATTGTCCCACTGACAATTACCCTTCAAGCAGGCGTTGTTGCTATTTCGGAAAGTTTTGGTGGTTCTAACTTTGTTTTCTCGATTCCAGAACCAGTAACAGTGCCAGTAGTAGATGGAATCGCTACTTTTGTTGGTCTTGAAATTTATGAAGGGACTTTTATCACAAAAATCTTTGAATATGACGCAGAAGCATCAGATCAAAGATTTGTTCTCCCAAATTCTAACATTGATACGTCAACACTGAGGGTTGTAGTTAAAGAATATGAACAATCAAACTTTGGCAGAAAATTTAATCTCGTAGAAACCATTATTGATGCTACAGAAGACAGTGATTTATATTTGATTCAAGAAATTGAAGATGAAAAGTATGAATTGTTGTTTGGAGATGGTATTTTTGGCACAGCGTTAGAAACTGGCAATATTGTAGAAGCAACTTATATCATTACAAATGGAAAACAAGGAAATGGCGTTAATAATTTCAGTTTTGCTGGAAGATTAAGAGATAACTCAGATAGAGTCGTAACAACTGGTGTCAATGCCATTACACCTAATGATAGATCCCTCGGTGGAGATGATATTGAGTCAATTGATTCAGTTCGTAAGTATGCTCCGAGAAATTACTCTGCTCAAAACCGTTGTGTGACTGCAAATGACTATGCAGCAGTAATTCCAGAGTTATTTCCAGAAACTGACTCTGTTTCGGTTTATGGTGGAGAAGATTTGGACCCACCGCAGTATGGAAAGGTCTTTATTAGCATCAAACCAAAAAATGCGAACTACATTTCAAATTTCTTAAAATCAGAAATTCAGAGAAAACTGAAAAACTACTCAATTGCTGGAATTATTCCAACAATCACCGATCTTAAGTATCTTTACATTGAATCTCAGGTTGGTATCTATTATAACACATCTAGATCAAATGGTGCCAATTCAACTAAGACAAATGTGTTGGCAGCTCTTGAAAAATATGCAGATTCTACCGAACTGAATAAATTTGCTGGTAGATTTAAGTATAGTAGATTCTTAGCAGCACTTGATCAGGCAGATCCTTCAATCACGAGTTCATATGCACTCATTAGGATGAGGAGGAATTTGAGACCTGTTGAAAATGCGCCAGCAGACTATGAAATTTGCTTTGGCAACTCAATCAGGGTAAACAGTGACGCTGGATATAATGTGAGATCTACAGCGTTTAAAGTTAGTGGTGTAGAAGGTTGGTGCTACCTTGGAGACGTACCTGGACAGGGTGCTATTGACGATGATGACCAAACTGAAGCAGTTGGAAGAATGATTCTCTTCACCTTGAAGAGTGCCAACGAAGCTCAGGTGGTTAGAGATGACATGGGATCAATTGATTATGAATCTGGAGAGATTAAAATCAATCCGTTGATCATTACATCGACAATTGTGAATGAGGATCAACCAATTATCGAATTTGACTGCATTCCAGAATCAAATGATGTTATCGGAAAACAAGATCTATATACATTGTTCGACACAGAGTCCAGTGAAGTAGAAATGATTCCAGATAGGATTTCTTCTGGAGAAGATGCTGCAGGAAGTTACTTTAGACCTGTTTCTTCTTATCATGATACTGATCAGATTGTAAGAGGTGCTGTTTTAGTGACCGCTTCGGCATCAGATACATATATTGGGTTCGTAAATGGAAAACCATATTATGGTCCGTTCCATACTATGCCAGATGGTACACTCATGACTGGTGCAAAGCATTCTGAGAATGCGAAGGTTATTACTAAGGCGAAAGATGCCCAACCAGCACCAAAGGTCACGAATACTCCACAGCAGAGAGTTGTTCAAAGAGACGCTAGCGTTACTTTGACTAGCACTGTAAATAGATCAGATGATAACGTATCATCCAGTGATGCTACCACATCATCAACTACATCATCAAGTTCAGGTTCAGGTTCAGGTTCTTCAGGCGGAGGCGGCGGTTACTAATGATCGAAACTAGAGTTCAGACAAAAACCGTCGTTGGTGATCAGGTCCCAGCCTTTGTAAGATCAGAATCTCCACTCTTTGTAGATTTTTTAGAGACATATTACGCTTCTCAAGAATTTGAGGGCGGAACTCTTGACATCAGTCAAAATATTGATCAATACGTTAAGGTAGGCACATATAGTTCAATCGTTAGCATCACGTTACTTGATGGTGATGTTGATTTTGGTGATGAAACTATTTTCGTTGACTCAACAGAAGGATTTCCAAAGGAATATGGTCTTCTGAAGATTGATGATGAGATTATCACATATAAAGGAAAAACAGATGTCTCTTTCACAAATTGTGTAAGAGGTTTTTCTGGTATTACCTCATATAGAGATCCTAGGAATCCAGATGAACTTATCTTTGAACAAAGTGAGGAAGATTCTCATGTCAATAGAACTCCTGTATTCAATTTAACTTCAGAATACAAAAAAATATTTGTCGATAAGTTAAAATCGCAATTTGCTCCTGGTTTTGAAGGAAGAGATCTTGCAGATGGACTTAACCAGTCACTCTTCATCAAACAAGCAAAAGATTTCTACTCTTCAAAGGGAACTGACAGATCTTTTGAGATTCTTTTCCGTGCTTTGTTTGGTAGTGACGTAGAAGTCAAAAAACCTCAAGATAATGTATTCAAATTGTCTGATGCTACCTATAGAAGACAATTGGAAATGGTTCTGGAGATCGTTGAGTCAGATGGTGACGTAGATGATCTGATTGGACAGACCTTATATCAGGATACTAGTAATTTTAATGAAGATGTTAATAAGGCATATGGTTCCATTACAAAAATTGAAAAATTAAGAAGAGAAGGCGTAGATTATGTAAAAGTTGGCATTGACTATGACTTCAGTAGAGACACTGAGATTTTTGGAACGCTTTTTGGTGAATTCAAAGTTACTGGCAAAACAAAGTTAATTGATAATGTAGGATTAGGTGCATCAATCATCAGTGTTGATTCAACTCTTGGATTTTCCACTGTTGGTGAACTATATGTCCCATTCAATAACGGTACGACGGGAGTTGTAACCTATACAAATACTACTATCAACCAATTCTTAAATTGTGGTGGTGTTGCAGACGAAATTTCTATCGGCAGTGCCATTATTGAGAATACCAACGTATATGCTCTGACTCCAAACAACGAAACTGTCAGATTTAGTATTACTGGAGTTTTGAATGAATTAAACTTCAATGAGAGTGAAGTTTGCAACTATGAAAAAGATGATAGGATCTATGTAAGTTCTCTTGGTGAGGATTTCACTGATCTTGTAAGTAAATCATTTGTTTATAACACTCATAATAGATTTAAAGTAAAAGGTGTTTCCAACTTAGATGTTGGTAAGTTTGAGTTCACTAGTTTTGAGGATCATGGACTCAATCTTAATGATAGGGTTGAAATAATTAATATTGAACTTGGTCAAGTCTCATCTGGTAGGGTTGTAGACATTTCTGGTGAGAATATTTTTGTTGTTGATGAACTCAACGATCTCACAACCGAAGAATCTAGAGGTGGTCTCCAATACACCTTTGAAGCTCGTAGAAGACCAAAATATGCTGACTCTGTAAATTTCCAAGTAGCGAATAAGTTCTATACTGACGTATTGAATTCCTACAAGGATGATGATGGCAATGTTTATATTGTCTCTAACAGTATTCCAAGTTATCGTACAAAATTAGAACTTTCCGATAGATCTGTAAAAATTCCACCTAAAATTTATGTTGGAGATACGATTAATATTCCAGAT